CAGGATCTTATTCATCAACATGCTGTACCAACTGGTACAACTTCTGTTGTTGTTGCTCCTCGTATTCTTCTTGCAGAACAACTGTGCAGTGAGTTTCTGGAGATTGTTAATACTACTCACACTCATGTGATGCATGTTCATAGTGGTGAAACTCATCACTTTAGCAGCACCAAACCCGAACAGATTCACCTGTTTGCTAATACTGCACGGACTGCTGGTGAGAATGTAATCATCTTCACTACTTACAACTCGCTTGAGCGTATTCAGCAGGCAGATATTGAAGTCAACAATATCTACTTTGATGAAGCACATAACAGTGTGAAGCGTAACTTTTTCCCTGCTACTGAATACTTCAGCAATGCAGCAGATCGTGCATACTTCTTTACTGCAACTCCCAAACATTCTCTGACTGCATCTAAACCAGGCATGAATTGGGGTGATGTTTATGGTCAAGTGCTGTGCAATGTTCCTGCTCCTGAGTTAGTTGAAGGTGGTTACATTCTGCCCCCTAAAGTTGTAGTCAAGCAACTGCCTATGATCAAAGGTCGCAAGGTAATGTGTGCAGAAGATGCAGACAATCTGCTGGAGACTATTGATGACAACAATATCAGCAAGACTCTGATTTGTGCTCGCACAACCAAGCAGATTGTCAATCTTATTTCACAATCTAACTTCTGTGCTGAACTTGCATTGCGTGGTTATTCTTGGATGACGATTACATCCAAGACTGGTGCAATCATTGATGGTAAGAAGGTCAATCGTGAGCAATTCTTTGAGACGCTTAATGCTTGGGGCAAAGATAGCAGCAAGAAGTTTGTTGTGATCCACCACAGTATTCTGTCTGAAGGTATCAACGTCAATGGACTGGAAGCAGTCATCTTCATGCGTAACATGGATTACATTGGCATCAGTCAGTCTATCGGTCGTGTTATTCGTTTGGGTGACAAGTCCAAGACCTTTGGACTTGTTTGCATCCCAACTTATGACAGCGTTGGTATCAGCACTGCTCGCAAAGTGCAGGCAGTTGTTGATGTCGTGTTCAATCAAGGGCAACCTGCAATTTCTGAAATTCGCCGCTAATTCATCATGGAAAACTCTATCATTTCAATGGAAGATGCATTGGATAGGTTGTCTCAAATCAAACCATCTAGTGCAAAAAAGATTGAAATCTATGCACAACGTTGCTACCATGACTTCATGAATCCTGCTATCATTGATTGGTGGGAATGTAAACGAGGGGACAAAGATATTGTGAGAGCAATCACTAGACCTTTTTATGATCTAGTTCATGCTTGCTCTATTCCTACGGGATTGATTACAAAAACTGCATTTCAGAAACTTCAAACTAACAAGAGTTTTAAGGCAACAAAAGATCATTGCTTTCGCCCACAAAATACATATCATTTCATGTTAGATAACCGTGAAAGTTTCTGCGAGTTCTCTACATTTCGTAAATGGTACATAATGTGTTGCTCTACAATTCTTGTTGTTGGAAAAGAGAATGAGCGTTTGAGTCTGGATGGTATTGACAATCGACGAGGAAAATATATTATTAAAGTTTCCACAGATCAGCAATACATTCATGCGGGTTTGGATCTATACTCTTACAGCAAAGAACGTGAATGGAAAGATAGGAAACTGACGCAAGAATCAAATCTAATTGTTGCTCCACAAGAATTGTTGGAGTATGAGAAAAAGTTCTCTCCCGCCATTGTATGAAACTAACACAAACTAAAAGCAGTATATTAGAACCCAAACCAGTAGAAGAGGGATTCATGGTTGGCAAATATGAAGACCCATTGTGTTATGCTGCGGTGCCAATTATGGGAAGCGATACACAATTAGCAATCATTCATCAAGGAAGAGTTATTAAAGAGTGTCGCAATCGTCAATCTGCGATTAACTTTATTGAGAAGCATCGTAAAGGTAAAAGTGTAGCGAAACTCCCCTTGTAAAGAAGGGGGGACGTGTAAAGTGTCCCTATAGTATAAGCACCCTAGCAATGCAGAATAAGCACATCGAACATCCCGAAGATTCTATTCTGACTGGAGATCTATCCTGTCTGGATTGGTTTATGGATGCTGATTCTATCATCAGCACCAAGATTGATGGTGCTCCTGCTATTGTTTGGGGCACTAATCCTGCGACTGGTAGATTCTTTGTAGGCACAAAAGCAGTATTCAATAAGAAAAAGATTCGCATTGCACATTCTCATGAAGAAATTGATTCGCACTATGAGGGTAAAGTTGCGCGTATTCTTCATGCTTGCTTTGATTGTCTTCCTCGCACAAAGTCTATCATTCAAGGTGATTTTATTGGGTATGGCGGTAGTGATACTTTTCGCCCCAACACGATCACTTATGTCTTTCCTGAAATAATCACTCAAGACGTTATCATTGCACCTCACACGATTTACAATGCATTGGATGATCTCCGCGATGCATATGCATTTCCTTTGACTAGCAAACTCATCAGCACTAAAAAGTGTTTGTTTGTGCAACCTTCTGTGGAATTGTATCCCCATCGTGATGATTTGGTCGATGTGTGTAAGTTTGCCAAGCAAATTAGCACCCTATGTGAGTTTGTTAACAAGACCAAAGCAACACAAATTAAAAAAGAGATCAATGAGTGCATCCGCGAAGGAAATGTCGTGGATGAAAATGAAATTGCAGAAAAAACAGATTGTGACATCAACCTGATCAGATTGTGGAAGTTGGTTGCATCAATCAAAGATGATATGTTCTGCTTCATTGATGAGACTGATGACATTGGTTGTTTGATTGGTGAAGAAGTTACTCTGCACGAAGGCTATGTTATTCACAACCAATTTGGTTCATTCAAAGTAGTTGATCGTGAAGAGTTTTCCCGTGCAAACTTTATCATGGAGAAAGCATGGTAATTGAAAGGGGGGACGTGCAAAGTGTCCTTATAGTATGAGCACAACTGAAATGACTACAACTTTCGCTGATTACGTTGCAACTCAAGATGCCCGCAACACGATCTATCTTAACATCGTTAAGTATGGTCTGATGCTGTGTGATGCTCTCCAGCAAGATGCTCCTGATGGTTATCACTACTCTCTGGACTCTTCTGGTCGTAAGTATCACAAAGTCTTCATGCATATTGGTGATCGTCGTGACAGTATTCATGCTTTCATTGATAAGAAGACTGGTTCTGTGTATAAACCAGCAAGCATTAAAGCACCTGCTAAAGGTGAGCGTTACAATGTGTTGATTATTGAATCTCGTGAGCAAATGTTTGAGCGTTGTGATTGGGCAGGTTCCTATCTTTACGCTCGCTGATTATGCTAACCACTGGAATCCTAGTCCTAGTTGCTTATTCTTTAGGAGCAGCACAAGTTCTTCTCGTTCAACACATTCTTCGCAAATGACAGTATCAAAAGAACAACTAATCGACGCACTTTACAATGAATATGTGTGGTTATGTCATGATGATTTCGATCCAGAAAATGATGCAACTCCTGAAGAATACCTAGAAATGTTGAAAGAAATGAGTTATGATGAGTTGATTGAAGAAACCTGCACAGACGACATTTATCACATCAGCGAATTTATGGAGGCATGGGGATGACAACTTTCTTGCTATATTTCCTTCTTGGTTCTATCATCGGTGTGGGAGTTAATTATATTTTAATGCACTTCACCGACGATGATTGAAAGGGGGGACGCTCAAAGTGTGCTAGTAGTATGAATGACACTAACGCACAAATGGACCGAGTTGAGATTAACCGCTCCATTATGGAGATTAACTTCAAGAAGGAAAAGTTGCAGCGAGAAATTGATGCAATGAACGCACACATTCAGCACCTTGTTGCACTTCGTGAAATGAAACAATTTGACGAAACTCCTCTCTTCGATGAAATGTTCGGAGGTTGATGATGCAAATTGATGACAAATTGATCCGAGTGATTGATAGCCTTACCAATGCAGTGAATGTATGTTATGAGGTAGATAATACCTCTGATGATTATGACAAGTCCTATCCTTTTGCGACTGGTTATTCTAAATCTGCAATGAACGCTGCAATAGATGATCTCTCGCGTATTGTAGAATATCTTCGCAAAGATCTTGACTAATGCAAAGGGGGGACGCCTAAAGTGTCCTAGTAGTATGAACAACACCTACCTGATCGAAGTTGATCGCATCGAACCCAATGGAGATGTGGTTACTATCACTGAACGTCGCAAACTCAAAGCAACTAAAACTAACAAAGGACTTGAGCGTCAGTTAAACAATCTTGTTAATCGCATCGGTGAGGAACTGAAATACTATCAAGTTTCTTACAAGCGTTATACTGTCTCCCACGTTTCTTCTAACTGATTATGACTACCAAAACTTGGGTTGTTAAACTTGAGATTGTGATTGATGAGAATAGTCATCCTCGCAAGTTTATCCCTGATGCTATTGCTGAATGTCTGAATCTTGATGAAGGTGAAGACATTATTGATTACAACTTTGTGTGTCTTGACTGATTAAAAACTTTCCCGCAAACTAATGCAATTCCAAGTTACTGAAATAGAGTTTGATCTCGATTGTGATGCCGCTGAAGAAGAATTAACCGAACAAGAACGTGTTGATTTGTATGAAGATTACATCGGCACATTCTGGGATGCCGATGATGCTGACGATCTTGTAGATGAGATCACAAGTGCATCAGGTTGGTGCATTAAGTCCATTGATTATCGTATCATTCTTGAATCATGAAATGCGAAGTTAAGTTATATGTTGCAGGCAAAGTCTTCACAGAAGAAGTATATGCCCGCGACTATCAAGAAGCAAGAGAAGTAGCACTCGCTCGCAATCCTAATGCAAAAGTAATAGGAGTCAATGCAAAGTTCTAACTAATGCAAAGGG